AGACTCATGATTATAGATGACCCACACTCGGAACAAGACGCTATGAATCAAGCCTCGTTTGACCGCGCTTGGGAGTGGTATACATCAGGACCACGACAACGTTTGCAACCAGGTGGTCGTATCATACTTGTGATGACAAGATGGAATGTAGCAGACCTGACAGGTAAATTAATAAAAGCACAAAAAGAACTCAAGGCAGATCAGTGGGAGGTCATAGAGTTTCCTGCTATCATGCCATCGGGTAAACCTGTGTGGCCAGGATATTGGAAGATAGAAGAGCTAGAGTCAGTCAAAGCATCTGTTGCAATTGGTAAATGGAATGCACAGTATCAGCAAAACCCAACTGCAGAAGAGGGCAGTATAATAAAACGTGAATGGTGGAAACAGTGGCCAAAAGAAGAACTACCACCATTGATGCATGTCATACAATCATATGATACGGCGTTTATGAAAAAGCAATCAGCTGACTATTCTGCTATTACGACATGGGGTGTGTTTCATCCAAACGAAGAGGGCGAGTCACATTTGATACTATTGGATGCCATAAAAGACCGGTACGAGTTTCCCGAACTACGAAGAGTTGCAAAAGAACAATACGACTATTGGCAGCCAGAAACCGTTATAATCGAGGCAAAAGCATCGGGGCTCCCGCTTACATACGAACTTAGGCAAATGGGCATACCGGTTATTAACTTTACACCCAGCAAGGGAAATGATAAACATACTAGAGTAAACGCTGTCGCGCCATTATTCGAGGCCGGCATGGTCTGGTATCCAGACCGTAAGTTTGCTGAAGAGGTTATAGAGGAGTGCGCTGCATTCCCACTTGGTGAACATGATGACCTGGTGGATAGCATGACTCAAGCCGTAATGAGATTTAGACAAGGTGGTTTTGTAGAACATCCAGAGGACTACGAGGATGAGCCTCTACCACAGCAACAGAGGACGTATTATTAATGTTAAAAAAGATACAAGAGTTTTTTCAAAGCTTGTTAAAAACTGGTAAGTCCGGAATTACAAAAACAGATCAAGCAGCAGAGACGATAGAAGATCTAGCAGAAGTTTATGGCAAGTACGATCCAACAACACCACCAGGACAGTTCAAAGAACAAAAACCCATAATAGATCAAGAAGGCAACATTAAAACTAGAATTGCAAGTTACACACCAGAAAGTTTTACAGAAACACAAAAACGAACAGGTGTTGGTAGTTTTTCTGATGAGTCCCTAAGAGAACAGTATTTTGATGAAGGTTTTGATGCCACAGAATCTCTTGAAGAATTTATTATTAGAAAAAGGGGTATTACACCAGAAGCAAGAGCAACAGAATTACGAGAGAAAGGCAGAATAAAACCATTGGAAGAAATGGTAGAAACCAACCAAGGCTCAATGACTAAAAAAGAGTTTGAAACTTTGAAAGCTCAAGATGAAAACCCATTACTGGGTGGTATAACTGCAGGTAGAAAAATTAAGCTTATTGAAGAAGAGACAATTCCTTACATTAAGGAGCTTGCAACAGCAACAGGTAGAGATTCAAAAGACGTAAGACAGTTAATTGTTGACAGGATGAATGAAGGATACTTACCGCGTGATCCAAAACGTGTGACGATTGATGATGACGCTCGAATAAAAGCTTACATAGAATCACAAGCTGCTATGGATAAAAATTTTATATCGGAGTTGGTTGAAGAAACTTTAGAACTGCCCATGGGGATAAAACCAACAGGTAATCCTATTTTAGACGACATGATAAAATCCGAGCAAAAATTAATTGAAGAGGGTAGTGGTTTTTTAAAATCAGTAAGACAGGACGCAGACAAGGTAAGAGATATGCTTATAGATATGGGTATTGATATAAGTGATATTGACTTTGATGTTTTAAAAAACTCAAATGATCTTGAGTTAGTAAAAACAGAAGCGGCAAAACTACAAGACGCAATGAAAAGCATAATGGGTGGTGGCATGGATGATTTAGCGAAAAGTGGTAATATTGAAAAAGCCATGAAGTCTCTTGAAGAACAAGTGTCAGCCGATATTGCTCGAGGTAAAGCAGCATTGGAAAAAGCTAGAACACCGGCTGAGGGAGAAGCGATAATTAGCGATCTGCAAAAAATTGAAGAGAGATATCGCGAGGCTATAAAAACAGGGGTCTACAAACCATTGTTTGGTTCTGGAGACAGAACATTAAATGCAAAAGGTGGCCGTATTGGATTTGATGAAGGTGGCGGACCAAAGATGTCAAGACGTGGTTTCTTAGGAATGATGGGTGCAGGAATTGCAAGTTTGTTTGTGCCTAAAGGGGCACAACGGGTTGCTGAGATTGCAACAGCAGGTGCAACTAAAGTGCCATTGACTGCAGAGGGTATGCCTATTTGGTTTCCATCACTTGTAAATAAAATTAGAAAAGAAGGAAAACTTAGAAAAGCCACTTATGCAGATGCAAAAGGTGGAGAGCCTATAGATGTGTATACGTTTGAAGATCCTTCACTAAGTGGTAAAAAATTATTTATGGAAGAAAATATTCAAACAGGTGCCATTACAATTTCTGGTAGAGGTGATGACATGCAGATAGCTGAGTTGACATTTAGGCCAGGAGAAGAAAGTATTATGGTGTCACCTAAAGGGTCTAAGACGTCAAAAGCACCAAATGTATTTGAGGCAGAAGAATTTATGAAAGGACCAGGCGAAGGCATTGGTGATTTCGAAAACTTTGGTGGTATGGAAGACTTAAGATTTGGTCTTGACACTTGGGAAAATCTTGTAAAATCACCAAAACAAAAACTAGAAGAAATAGCAGAGAAATTTAAAACGACTCAAAGAAACCCAACACCAGACGTAGATGTAGAGGAATTTGCAAAAGGTGGTAGAGTAGGATATAAATCTGGTGGTGGGGTAGAAACATTATTTAGAAGGAAAGCATCATAATGGCAACAATAGATAAAGCATTACCTAACGTAACAAGAACTAAGATAGACTTACCTAGTGCAAAACAAAAAGCACAAGAGATACAGTTACCACAGGAACCACCAAAGCAACCAATAGAAATTACAAGAACAGAAGATGGTGGAGCAGAGATTGATTTTGATCCATCAGCGATGGCAAACGTCGGTGGTGCCGGACAAAATATAGATACAAACCTAGCAGAATTTTTGGAAGACGATATTACTGATCCGATAGGATCGGACATGATGCAAAACTTTGAAGACTACAAAGCGTCTCGTGATGACTGGGAACAATCATACATTAAAGGACTGGACCTACTGGGTTTTAAATACGAAGACAGAACAGAGCCTTTCCAAGGCGCATCTGGTGCAACACATCCAGTGTTGGCTGAGGCTGTTACACAGTTTCAATCACTTGCCTACAAAGAATTACTACCGGCTGACGGACCTGTTAGAACACGTGTCATGGGTAAACCAAGCAAAGCAAGAACAGATCAAGCAGAGCGTGTAAGAGAGTTCATGAACTATCAGTTGATGTGTGAAATGCCAGAGTACGAACCAGAGTTTGATCAGATGTTATTTAATCTACCACTCGCAGGTTCTGCATTTAAAAAAGTTTACTACGACCAAGCTATCGGTAGATGTGTTTCTAAGTTTGTACCAGCAGAAGATTTAGTTGTGCCATACAGCGCAACTTCTTTAGATGATGCAGATACAATTATGCACATAATTAAAATGCCTGCGAACGACATGAGAAAAATGCAAGTACAAGGTTTTTACAAAGACATTGAACTTGGCACACCTGCTTATGATGAAGATGATATAAAAAGTGAAAAGAACGATTTGGAAGGTGTTTCAACCACAAACAAAGACGAAGTGTTTACACTTGTGGAGTGTCACGTTGAATTGGATCTAGAGGGTTTTGAAGACACTGGTGCGGACGGATTACCTACAGGTATTAAGATGCCATACATTGTCACTGTTGAAGAGTCTACACAAAAGGTTTTATCGATTAGAAGAAACTACGACATACAAGATCCAATGAAAAAGAGAAAAGATTATTTTGTACATTTTAAGTTTTTACCAGGACTAGGCTTTTATGGATTCGGCCTAATTCACATGATCGGTG